TTTTTTTTTTATAAGTAATAATATGAAGGAGTTAATTAAGATGCCTCTATACGACTATAATTGTACATCTTGCGAATATTCTTTTGAGAAAAGAGTATCCATGTCAGATCTTGATTCACCAACAAAAGAACCATGTCCAAATTGTAATTCTTTAACTATATCAAAAACGATTACTGCCCCTGGTATTTGTGATCCGGTAAGAATCGGAGTAACAAGAGCACCATCTGATTTTCAGAAGTATGTTTTAGGTAGAATTAAAGAAGCACACCCTCATGGAAATGTTGAAAGAACGAGGTCGATTGCCAGAGAATTTTAACTGATGCGCTTTATTTGTCATGTTCCACAAGGAATTAACAAATGTCAAGAAAACCAAGAACTTCTAAGAAGAATCTAGAATTTCCAACTATTGATTCTTCATTTAATTTAAAGAAAATCTCCCCTCTTACAGAAGCACAGAAAGATGTATTTGATGCTTTTGAAGAGGGTTACAATTTATTGTTATGCGGATCAGCAGGCACAGGAAAAACATATATTTCGCTGTATCTAGCTTTATCAAGAATCATAAGATCTAAAGATTTAGATGATCCTCATAAAATAATGATTATAAGATCTACTGTATCTACAAGAGATGTTGGGTTTTTACCAGGAACTCTTAAAGAAAAGATGTCAGTTTACGAAGATCCATATAAAGGAGTATTCTCAGAATTATTTGGTAGAGGAGACGCATTTGAGATATTAAAGAGTAAAGGATTTGTTGAGTTCTGTTCTACTTCTTATCTAAGAGGAACTACAATCAACAATACGTTCATAATTTTAGACGAAATCCAAAACTGTAATTACGAAGAAATTAAAACTGTCATAACAAGAGTTGGTAAAAACACCAAATTGATAATGTGTGGTGACACAAAACAAAATGATTTATACAGATCTAAATATGATGTTAGTGGTTTAGAAGAAATGATTAATATTATTTCTGAAATGAAGGAGTTCGAAATTATTGATTTTAATATTGATGATATCATACGTTCAAATATTGTCAAGTCATTCATCATTTCAGAAGAAAATTATCTGAAAAACAAAAAACAATAAATAATCGAGGATATAGAATGGGAATATTCTATATCCTCTAAACACAAACTAAGGACGATTAGCTTATGTCTAATGTTATTTATTGTACTTACCTTACAATCTACAAAGGTAATAAACTTCCACCATTTTATATTGGATCAACTTCTGCGCTTAAGATAAGCGAAGGATATCGTGGATCGGTTCAAAGCAAAAAATATAAACAAATCTGGCTTTCAGAATTAAAAGATAATCCACATCTTTTCGAGACGCAAATTCTAACAACTCACACTACGAGGGAAGAAGCGTTAAATCGGGAAGAATCATTTCAGAAAAAAATGAATGTTGTCAATAATCCGTTATATATTAATCTATGTATTGCTGGTAAATTATTTAGCGATAATACCGGAAGAAAAAGGACTGAACAAATGAGGTTGAATATATCTATGAATCACGGAAAAGGTATGTTGGGTAGAAAACATTCTGAAAAAACGAAAACTCAAATGTCTAAAAATTCATATCACCGTGGTAGATTTGGAAGTAACTCACCCATTTATGGAAGAAAACATTCCGATGAATCGAAAAGAAAAATGAGTTTTAAAAATAAAGGTAAAAAGAGAACAGTTGAACAATCTATAAGACAATCGGAAAGACAAAAAGGTCGAGCGGCACCGAATAAAGGAATTCCTCATACAGAAGAGTGTAAGAGAAAAATTTCTTTGAAAGCCAAAAATAGACCAAAAAGAAAATGGATTACTAACAATATTATCGAACAATTAATATCAAAAGAAGATAAAATTCCAGAAAATTACACTAACGGAAGATTAAAGAAGAGGTAGAAGAAACAGAAATGTAGTATAATTAATATATGAAGAAATTTACACATAATTACTTATCATTACCTGAATTAGAGACCCAAGAGATAAATGGAAAAAGATATTATATAACTCCAGAAGGCAATTACAGGCCATCCATTACCACTCTCTTGGGTCAAACTTCTAAAGAAGGTATGGCTTCTTGGAGAGCTTCTATTGGCGAAGAAGAAGCAGATAAAATTTCTTCTTACGCCTGCGAAGTTGGTACTTTGTTCCACGAACATGTAGAAAAATACTTACAAAATAAAGAAAATTATTTGGATAACTGTACACCGCATTCTAAGTATATGTTCATTGGAGTTCAAGACAAACTCGATAATATAGATAACATATTAGTACAAGAAAGTGCTCTTTACTCAGATGTCTTGCGAATAGCCGGAAGAACCGATTGTATAGCTGAGTATGAAGGCGAATTGTCTATCATAGACTTTAAAACATCACGGAAAGAGAAAAAAGAAGAATGGATCGAAAATTATTTCGTACAAGGAACAGCTTACTCTTTAATGTTAGAAGAGATGACTAGAATAAAAGTTAATAACATAACAATTATAATGAGTGTATATGACTCAACACCGATCGTATTCAAAACAAAAAGAAATAAACATTACAAATCTCTAGCCGATATTATTAAAAAGCACCTTCCTGATCTGGAGTATAAGAATGAAATTTGATGACTTAGTTAAGATGGTAAATGAAGATATGAAGATCGACAGGTTTAAACTTGTTGAAGAAGCAACAAGAACGCCGAATATACTTTCTAAGTATCTAGAGATTTATAGGAACGAAAAAGTATTATTACATACTCTTACTTCAAAGTTCGCAATACTGAGAAAACAAAAATGGGAATATTACTCTGGTAAAGCATCTCCAGAAGAATATGAAGAGAAACCATTCGATAAGAAAATTCTAAGACAAGACATAGATATATATCTAGAATCAGATGAAGATATTTTGACAATATCAAATAAAATTGCAATGCAAAAAGAAAAATGTTTCTATCTAGAAAAAATCCTACGAGGAATTGAGCAGCGTGAGTTCTCTATTAAAAATGCAATAACTATGTTAAAATTCGATAGTGGTGAGATTGGATAATAAATAGTTATGTGAATGCAACTATAAAATTAACTAACATAAACGCAACATGGATCCGAGTAGAAACAGATCCAGGTATAATTCAAGAATTATGGGAACGTCTTTCATTTGACGTTCCAAATGCTAAGTTTATGTCAAAGTTTAAGAGAAGACTTTGGGATGGGAAAATACATCTTCTTAATAAGAAGAATTGTACACTACATAAAGGTTTAAGTCATTATGTAGAAAGTTATGCAAAGGATAATGGTTATAACTTTATACAAGAATCTGATAATATCTCTTATAGCGAGAAAGAAGCGAATGATTTTATTTCTCAAACGAAATGGTACAATAACGGTCAAAGTATTGAACCAAGAGATTATCAGATAGAAGGTATTAGACGTGCAATAACAAATCCTAGATATATCGCTTTAAGTCCAACTGCTTCTGGCAAAAGTCTGATAATAGCATCTATTATTAAGTTTTACTATGATAATGACGAAGGCGATATTCTATTAATCTGTCCTACAACATCTCTTGTGGAACAGATGTATTCTGATATTTGTGATTACTTCCCTTATTGGGAACCTTCTAATAAAATTACAAGAATATATTCAGGAATGGTTAGAGAGCAGAAGCGAATTATAATTTCCACTTGGCAATCTATATATGATAATCCTGAATCATGGTTTCATAATTTCTCTGTTGTTATCGGAGACGAAACACATTTATACGCAGCAAAAGAAGTTTCTAAGCTATTCGATAAGTGTGTAAATGCACATTACAGATTTGGCTTTACTGGAACTCTTTCCGGCCAACAATTACATCAACTACAAGTAGAAGGTTTATTCGGGAAAGCGTATTCCTTAACCACTACTTCTAAATTAATAAAAGAAAAAAAGTTAGCTGATTTAAATATAAATGTCTTAGTTTTTTCATACTCTGATATAACAAAGAAAGAATTAAAGATAGCCTCTTGGGAAGATGAAGTGCAATTTATTATCTCTAATGAGAAGAGAAACAGATATATTGCAAAATTAGCGGCATCTTTAAAAGGAAACACATTAATATTGTTCTCAAGAGTTGAAGCACACGGAAGAATTATATTTGATTTAATACAAGAATGTACTAATAAACCAGTGTTCTTTATATTTGGTGGAACTGAAACTGAGATAAGAGAATCAGTAAGAAAGTCAATTGACAATGTAGATAATGCAATAATTGTCGCATCTTCTCAAATTTTCTCTACAGGTATTAATATTCCTACTCTTAAGAATATTATATTCACACATCCTTCTAAATCAAGAGTCAGAACTCTTCAATCAATCGGAAGAGTTCTGAGGACTTCAGATAAGAAATCTGGTCCGTCTGTTCTATTTGATTTAGTAGATGATTTGCGATACAAGAATAAAAATAATTATGCATATAATCACTTCAAAGAAAGAATTAAGATATATAACGAAGAAGATTTTGAATATCAAATTTTAGACATTAAATTGGAGAAATAAAATGGAAAATATTATCAAAATTTCTAAACCATCTTACGAAAGAATTATTCCTACTAATCTAGAAGAAGCAATGGTCGAGCTCGATCGGAGGATAATGATAACTGGTCAGATGAATATGGGTAGGGTTAATGCAAGATTGGTTGTTAGAGAATTACTAGAAGATTATACACAAGGGTTACAATCCAGAAGTAATCTAATTATTCTATAACTTTAACGTCGCTACACACTTAGTATAACGTCTTATTCCTCTAAAGTCAATACATAATTTATTTTTCTTTTGTACAGATAACAAGTATAATAGTATTATGAGCTCGATACTACAAATTAAGGGAAGTAAAATGGTACTTGAACCAATCGAAGATTTAATAATTAAACCAGAAGAAATATATAATGAAGTGACGGATTTAGTATGGCATCACGATATCAATTATATTGATGCTCTTTTATTGTATTGCGATAAATACTCTTATGATGTTGAGTCAGTTTGTAAAATTATTCCGGCATCATTAAGGTGTGAAATAGAGCAAGATGCTAAGGCTCTTAAACTCTTAAGAAAGGATATTAATTCTCAGACTAAATTACCAATATGAGTGGAACCCAAATTTCTGGATTTGATGCTTATGTATTATATCTAGCATTTAAAATGCACTTTAGTTCTAATTCTTATAATTTCTTCAAATTTAACGGGAAAACGAAAGCAACTCAAGCATCTTATAATTCTAGAAAAGATAAGTATCATTTCGATAAACTGGCACATAAATTTAGTAGAGAAAAAATAATAGAAAAGATGTTAGTAGAGCAAATACATAACTCTAATTTTTGGGTTAAAGATTTGCTAGAAAAAGATAATGAAACAAGATATCTTAAGTTTAGAGGATATGTTGAAGGAATTAGATATTATCTTAAAAAAGAATTCTCTCTTATAAGAGAGTATTGTCTTAAATCTGAAATAGAAATAGTTGATGTCTTTAAAATAAAAGAAGGTACACATCCAATTATATTCAAATTCCTTTTAAGGAATGACATTAGGATTGAGACATTTATCGCTTTAGATATTGTCATGTTATTCTCTAATAACATGAATAAGAAAAAAGATTTCGATCCTATCTGGAAAGATCAATATCTATTAATGACTAAATATTATCCATTTATTTCGCATTATCTACCGGAATCGAAAGAAATCAAATCTATGTTTAAAGAAATATTTTTGACTTGACTAAATACTAACAGCGTAGTATGATTAAATTATGAAAGGAAATTATGAGTGATTATATTTATTTAGAAGATGACTCCGATAATTTTGAAGATTCTTCACTTCAAGAAAGTGGTGTTCAATTACATGAAGTTACTGAATCTTTAAAAGAATTGTTTGATGTAAAACGAGAACTAGATGATGTGTTTGAATCTGTTATCAATGAATTAATGGATATCTTTAGAATGGAAGAAATTAAACATAAAGAAGATATCATTACACTTCAGCAAGAAAATGCAGTATTAAAGCAAATTATCGACGATCTTAATAAAAAACTAGCAAATAATATCAATTAACAAAAAGGAAATATATGAATTTCGCAGATTATAAAAAGAAAAGTAAGAGTAATTTAAACAATCTAGTTGCCGAACTAGAGAAGATGTCTTCCGGAACTAAGAGTTATCAAGATGATCGTTTTTGGTCTGTTCCGATTGATGAGAAAACAGGTAATGGAACTGCATTGATTCGTTTCTTACCAGCTGGTAAGAATGATAAGTTGCCTTGGATTAATATGTATTCGCATGCATTTCAAGGTCCTGGTGGTTGGTATATCGAGAATTCTTTAACAACGATTGGCAAGCCAGATCCTTGTTCAGAACGTAATTCTGAATTATGGGCCACAGGTATTGAAGCGAATAAAGAAATCGTTCGTAAACGTAAACGTAAGCAACAATATATTTCTAATATCTATGTAATCTCGGATCCTAAGAATCCTCAAAATGAAGGCAAAGTATTTCTATTCAAATACGGTAAGAAAATTTTCGATAAGATTCAAGAAGCAATGAAGCCTGTCTTCGAAGGTGAAGATCCTATCGATCCTTTTGAATTTTGGCAAGGTGCTAATTTCCGCTTGAAAATTAAGCGAGTTGATGGGTATCCGAATTACGATAATTCGATTTTTGAGAATCAATGTCCTCTATTAGATGGAGATGATTCTGCTATTGAGACAGTTTGGAATTCGCTATATAATTTAAACGAATTTCACGATCCTAAGAACTTTAAGACTTATGAGGAATTATCCGCACGTCTCGATAAAGTTCTTGGTGTTAAGGCACCTTCGACCAACCTAGTTGGTGCTTCTAAGCCAGCATCTTCTCCAGCTAAGATGGAATCAAAACCAGTAAGTAAAGCAATTGCTTCTGCTGATGATACAGAAGATGTTCCTTGGGGTAATTCGAAATCTTCGGGTGAAGTTGAAGAAGATGATGATTCGTTGGATTATTTCCGTAAGTTAGCTGAAGAGTAAAAATGAATGGGGACCGAAAGGTCCCCATAAAATACTATGAATAGAAATTTAAATACAATTACAGATCTATCTTCTTTCTTTAAAGAGCTATTTGATAAATATCCGAAAATTAAATCTGTAGAGTGGTCGCAGAAATACGTATCCTTTAATGAAGAGGAAGAATTCCCATTCAGAAATAATATTGATTATAGTGGATATAAGATAAACGATGATGTTTGGATTGATTGTTTTCTTGCGGAAAAAGAAAGATCCTTTAAGTTCTTTTTCGAAAGAGAAAGAAAGGATCTTAAGACAGGAATATTTGCAAAATGTTCTTTACACGATATAACATATGAAGACTATGTTTATATCTATAAATTTATAACAAATACTTTGGCGAGTTTTTCTATTAATGAGTTAACAGAAAAATTTGGAAAGAACTGTGTGCGAGTAGAAAATTTAGACGGTGTAATAAACTTTACAGCGATCAAAAAGATTGTTGATTGAGATATACACTCTCGACGTAATAAATTAACCTATAAGAATAAGAGGTTTCCTTAGAAGCCTCTAATTTTTGTAGTTCTAAATTAGCTGCCACCGGACAAACGAAAGCCTCTAAATTCGTTTTGAATGTACGATCATCGTACAGATATTCTTTGGATTCAATTAGCAGATAGATTTTCATAGTTTCCTTATCAACCAACAGAACAATTATAGCGTACTAGAGGAGAGGAAGCAATATTTTTTCGAAAGAATATTCCCTTTGTTTTGAATGACTTAACTGCAAGTCACTCATTCTAAAGAGAATAAAATTTTCAAACAAGTTCAGCACATTCGATATCGATTCGTGTGGAGGGTGCATTTAGCTCCAGGATGGGCCTGGAGCAATCGCAGCGACCTTCAATATACCCTTATATACCAAAATTTATGGGACCGCTGGAAGCCGAAAATTTTATTCTCTTTATTTTCAATAGTTTGCAGTTAAGTCATTCAAAACAAAGGGAATAAAAATTTCAAATTTCCTTGACTTCCTCACCAGAAAAAGGTATAATGGTTGTATGGTTAACGAATTACGAAAGTTCACTAAAGAAGTGAAGATTCTTGATGAGGTTTGGTGCGTCCCATTGGATTTTTCGATGTGTGTTAAAAATATTCGAGTCGATTCTTCCGGTTGTCCGATTTTCGATCTTGAATCGTATTGTGATACCACATCTTACATCGCTCGTTTCGAAGAAATTTTGGAGATCTATTAATGATTCCCTGGAAAGTTATTAAGGCACTTGAATCCGATAATTCTCGGCTTGGTAAAGAAGCGATTCTTGAGCGTGAAGCCCGTGATAAGAATGATATTCTATTTTATGGAATACGTTATGCTTTGGATAATATGCTCACGTTCGGTGTGAAGCAAGTTCCTGAGAAGAAGATCGCATCTGGTTCTGGTCTTTCTTGGTCTGAATTTGTTGGCTTATTGAATAATCTCTTAAATCGTAAGATCACTGGTAATAATGCGAAAGATGAAATTAATCGTGCTATGTCCATGGCTACGATTGATGAATGGAATTATTGGTATCGTCGGATCCTGATCAAGGATCTTCGTTGTGGGTTGTCTGAAAAGACAGTGAATAAAGTTGTGAATAACATTCGTGCTTCTGATAAATATCTTGTTCCTGTTTTTTCTTGTCAGCTCGCTCAGGATTCGACTGATCAGCAGTCTAAGTTGATTGGTCGTAAGCAGATTGAAGTTAAGTTAGATGGCGTTCGAGTTCTTACCTTTGTTTATCCTGATGGTCGTGTAATTCAGTTTTCTCGTAATGGTAAGGAACTCGAAAACTTTCCGCATATCCGTAATCAGTTCTCTGAGATTTCTGAGGCTCTTTCTGAACCCTGGGTCTTTGATGGTGAAGTTATGTCGGAAAAGTTCCAGGATTTGATGAAGCAATTAAATCGTAAGGAAAATGTTCAGACTTCTGATGCGGTTCTTCATCTCTTTGATATGATTCCTATGAAGGATTTCGTTGCCGGAATGTGTTTAGAAACTCAGGAGACTCGTTCTGAAGCACTTAATATCTGGTACAATCTTGTAAAAGATTCCACTCCGAATATTAAGATTCTTTCTTCAGAAATTATTAATTTCGAGACCGTCGCAGGCCGAGATCGGCTTCGTGAGATTAATGAGTTGGCTATCGAAGGTGGTTACGAAGGAATTATGATCAAGGACTTGAACGCTCCTTACGAGTGTAAGCGTTCTTCTTCTTGGTTAAAGGCCAAGCCAGTTATTTCTCTTGATCTTGGAGTTGTTGGAGTTGAAGAAGGAACTGGTAAGAATAAGGGTTCGCTTGGTGCGATTGTTTGTGAAGGCGAATATAATGGTAAGAACATCTCAGTTAATGTTGGCTCGGGATTTTCTGATGAAGAGCGTAACGATATTTGGGGGAATCAAGATAAATTGATCGGGCAGATTGCTGAAGTCCTTGCAGATGCTGTTACTCAAAATCAAGATGGAACTTACTCCCTACGGTTTCCGAGATTTAAGTCTTGGCGTGGATTTACCGCTGGGGAGAAAATTTAAATTTAAAAGAAGAATCTAGGGTTCAACTCCCTCCATTGCGACCAAATAATATAAGAGATATTAGTTATGAAAAACAGATTATACAAAAAAAGACTTAAACAATTACGTGAAAAACCATTTTTAGTTGAAGTTTTTGATCTGCCGAAAGGCGAGTATCAGTTTCCATTTAAACAAGGCGATGTTTTGGTCTGTATTGGTGAGATAGAACAAATGCCAGGACATGTAGTTCTTGCCAATAAAGAAGGAAAAATTCTTTGGGGTTGGGATCAATTCTATTTTAGAAAATTAACAAAAGAAGAATCATAAAGGTGATATATGGAAAATAAAGTGACACTCCGAAAAGCTGCTCAGATTGTTTCTGAGATTGAAAAATGGCTTGTGAACAACAAACCAAATCCATCTTCTACAAAAGTTGTAACAAAGAATATTGATGTTGTGTGTCTTGTGCATGAGGGAAGAGTTAAGTTTCTTGATGTTTTAGTTAAACAAGAAAAGTTATACAAGATCTTGGCAACTATTAAGAACCAGATTGGTATTACAAATACAAATGTTGGTATTACATCTCTTCTAGGCGATCTAGCTGTTGTAGAAAAGCAACTAACGATGCTTACCTCTTTAGATGTTAAGAAGTGGGATCGACCTCTAACTGAAATGGTAGATGAAGCAGAACATATTAACAGCGATACTAATGTGTACCCTCGAAATATGAATGTCTCATTTATCAATACAGAAATGGTTGAAGGAGTTGAAAATCAAATCTACAATCTAAAGAAAGAAAAAACTCAGTTAACAGATAAGTTATCTGAATACAATTCATCTAATCATATTCTGATTAGTGAAAGCAACTGGCAGTTCTTAGAAACTCTAAGAATCGTCTAGTTGTTGTGGGAGAAGGCCAGAAGAAATCTTTTATCCTTTATGGATATACAAACTTCCCTCATAAGGAAACTAGCAAACTTCTCATGTTATAGAAAAATCGTAAAATAAAAAACTCTCTGTTTGTTGCTTATTGTAACGATCAAATATAATATGGATTTTGTTGTTTGTTGCTAATTGTTTATTGCTCAGATTTCATTTCAATCTTCTCCCTACTAAATAAACATATGAGTTGGAAAAGAACACAAACAAAAAACAAAAGAAATAAATTAACTGGTGGAAAATCTGTTTCTTCTCATTGTAGAAATAATGGTTCTTGTGAATATTGTAGAAGTAATCGAATGATTTCTACTCTAAAGAATAAACAAAAAATAAAAGAAGAACTTGACGAAGCGAAAGAAATGTGATATAATATAAATATAAGGTTGAGTGAGTAATGAAGATTCCTATCGGATGGGTTGCTATAAATAAAGTTACCAAAGAAGTAAGAACTGGTAGTGCTTATTCTGCTGGTGGAAAAATTTATAAGTCGTTACCAATGGCGAAAGCAGCAGTTAAAAATTCTTCTATTTATGAATTTAAAGAAGTATTTTACGAAGTTTAAATATCATTAACGGGATGTGGGAAAGTTTGGTTTAATCCGTCTGCCTTGGGAGCAGAAGAACGCTGGTTCGAATCCAGCCATCCCGACATCGAGTTCCGGATTCTTATAAATAATAATAGTAGTATGTAATACTTCTTTATAAGAATCCGGGACCATAAAAATGCATTACTTAATATATCAAATAACAAATAAAATTAATGGTAAAGTTTATATCGGTAAACATCAAACGAAAGATCTAAATGATAATTATATGGGATCTGGTAAGTTACTGAAGTGTGCCATTAAAAAATATGGAATTGATAATTTTAAAAAAGATATACTATACATCTTCGATAGTGAAGATGCAATGAACGAAAAAGAAAAAGAAATTGTTAATAAAGATTTTGTTCACTTAGAACAAACATATAACTTATGTGAAGGTGGTTGTGGTGGGTTTAGTTATATAAATTCTAATCCAGAAAAGTTTTTGACTAAAAAAAGATTAGATTCCTTAATGAAAGGAAACTCAAAAAGTTTTAAAGAGAAATATAATTCTGATGTTGAGTTTAGAAACAAAGTTAACATAATCTTAAAAAAAGCCACAGAAAAATTTATTGAAAAATATCCTAATGGTGTTTGGTTAGGTAAAAAACATAATCAAGAATCTAAATTAAAAATGTCTAATTCACATAAAGGAAAACATGATGGAGAATTGAATTCCCAATATGGAACAATTTGGATAACAAATGGTAAAGAAAACAAGAAAATTAAAACATACGAAGAAATTCCGAATGGTTGGGAAAAAGGTCGAGTTTTAAAGAATGCTAGACGCATAATCTAGCAGGTTGCGGCTAATGTAGATTTCAATTGGATCTTATTTAGTTGAGGCTTTTGGTTTTGAGCCAGCCAAATCAAAACCACCGGATTTTATAGCAGAGTAGAGCAGCGGTCAGCTCGCCTGGCTCATAACCAGGAGGACGTCTCAAAAGGTTCGAATCCTACCTCTGCAACATTGACAATTTTCTTCCTGGAATATAGTTTTCTGGCTTATCCTCTGGTAAACATTTAATATTCTCTAATGTTTCTGGATGGTAAAACCATCTTCTTCCATAAGAACCATTTTTAGATCCACTAGCACTTTCAGACATTTTAAGTTTTGTTTCTGTAGTGTGTCTCTTACCAAACATAGGATTTATGAATCCATTCTTATATCTCTTTTTCTGAGCTTCAGAAGTCTTCTTTCTTTCGTCTGGGTTTTCGTATCTCTTTTTTTGAGATTCAGAAGATTTCTTTTTTTCTTCTGGGTTTTTGTATCTCTTTCTACCAGCTTCAGATATTTTCTTTATATATTCTGAATCATCATAATCAACAAATATGAATTTCTTATTTGCAACAGCCATATTAATATATTCTGGAGATCTAACAACATCATGTTCTAATTGATAACGAACCTCCTCTTCTAACGCTTCTTCTCTAGTAGAATGAGTTGTTAGAATTTTAGTTTGAAATAAATGAGGATTCTCAGATAATTCTGATAACCAGATTTCTTTATATTTCTTAGATTCTACAGATCCATGATAACCTTTGTTGATTTTTTCTACTGAAGTTGATCCAATATAAAGAGGAGGGAGTTTATCACCTGAATAGGTGGTAAGGTAAGTACAATAAATATTATTAGACATAAGCTAAATATCCTTAGTTTGTGTTTAGGGGATAGAAATTGTTTCCGCAATTCTATCCTCGAATATTATTTATAAAAAATGAATTTTCGCAAGATAGTTTAACAAGGTAAAACGATGGCAATATTGGTTGCTAGTTAAAAGCTAAATCATGTGGGTTCAAGGTCCACTCTTGCGTATAAATATAATTAAGTCGTTGTAGGCAAATTGGTTAAGCCACCACCCTTTCAAGGTGGAGATTGCGGGTTCGATCCCCGTCGACGACGCCAAATTTTTCCGGAGTAGCTCAATGGTAGATGCGCCTGACTGTTAATCAGGATGTTGTAGGTTCGAGTCCTGCCTCCGGAGCCAATTTATTAAAAATAACTATAAATAGTTTTATCTCTGTGGTGTAATGGTAACATAACAGTCTCCAAAACTGTCGTTCTCCGTTCGAGTCGGAGCAGAGGTGCCAAAAAGTTTTTCACCGATAGACTAATGGTAAGTCACCGCACTGTTAATGCGGCAGTCGAAAGACGCATCTAGGTTCGAATCCTAGTCGGTGAGCCAAATTTTGTGATTAGAAAATAATATTCCAAACCCCCTGTAGTTTAATTGGTAAAACACCGATCTTATAAGTCGGCACTCCGTGGCTCCAGATTAGAGCACGTTCTCCGTTCGATTCGGAGCGGGGGGACCAAAATTTATTCGGTAAACTTGGTGTTTTCTACGACGGTAGAAAGAGACGGTTCGATTCCGTCCTGGTAAATGTTGGTTCGAATCCAACACCGAATAAATAAGATGGGGCTTCTGGCATTAGTCACCCAGAGTAAGGAGCAAACAAAACTCAAAGACTATAAAAATCCCCAAACAAGATTATGGAGAAAATTATGAAGATGATTATTACTTTTATTATTTCGTGTAGTTTATTGTTCTCTCAGGAAATTCCAAAGTTTTGTAAACCACATGGTTGTTGTGTAGATAAATGTCCATGTGTAAAGAAGTGTTTATGTGATTGTGCTTGTAAGAGAAAGAAAAAGTAATGCCACGATAGCTCAATTGGCAGAGCAACGGTTTTGTAAACCGTAGGTTGACAGTTCAACTCTGTCTCGTGGCTCCATAAATAATTTGGAATGGTAGTACACTACTGGAGGGCAACCCGCTCCGCAAAAACTGGGTGGCTGGAAATTGTTGTTCTACTAAGGAATGCATGGTAACCATGGACAGCACAACCAGAACACAGGGGAAGTCGCCACGAACCAGACTTGACGGGAGGGAGAGAGTCCTCCGCCGAAACTTCTAAATTAAATTATGATTAAGAAATCAATCTACAAAAGAACTATTTGGTCTGCATCTGGGTCCGGGTCTGAGTCTAGGTCTAGGTCTGGGTCTAAGTCTCGGTCTTGGTCTGGGTATTGGTCTTGGTCTTGGTCTTATTCTGGATCTGAGTCTAGGTCTAAGTCTTGGTCTGGGTCTTGGGTTCAGTCTTGGTCTAGGTCTGGGTCTAGGTCTTGGTAATTAAATTATGATTAAGAAATCAATCTACAAAAGAAACATTTGGTCTAGGTCTTGGTCTGGGTCTAGGTCTTATTCTGGATCTGGATTTGGGTTTTGGTTTTATTCTAGGTCTGGGTCTAATTTTAGATGTTATTCTTGGTCTGCGTCTGTACCTTGGTCTGGATCTGGATATTATTCCTGGTCTAGATCTGAGACTTTGTGATTGATTATGTTTAAGAACTCACCATATAAAAGAAGTTTTAGAACACAATCGGGATCTATGTATTTCTCTCGTTCTTGTTCTGAATTTAGGTATGGGTCTAGATCTGGGTCTAGATCTGGATCATGGTTTGAGATTGGCATTGGTTCTTGGTCTGGGACTTGGTCCAGATTTGGGTCTAAGTCTGGGTCTTTGTATAGGTTTAGATCTGGGGAAGAATCGTTGGTGGTTTCAGGAAATTTATGATGATTCGCACATCTCACTAGATAAATCTGTTATTCTTTATTAAAAAGATCTCCGGCAAAAAAATTATAAGTTAAAAATATTAATGAAATATATCGGAATAGTTGGTTCTCGTCGAAGAAATACATTTGTAGATCATGATCTTGTTGTTGATGCATTAGAAGATATATATGAAACTGGAGATGTAATGGTTTCTGGTGGTTGTAAACAAGGTGCAGATTCTTTCGCAAAAGATATTCATCTAAATACAAACGGTGCAGTCAGATTAATAGAATTCCTTCCAGATTCTCAGAAAAGAGAACATCTAATTAAAGAAAAGAATGTGCCGCATCGTGCGGCACATGCTATTGTTAATAATGAAAGAAACACCCTAATCGCAGAAAGATCAGATATCTTGATTGCTTGTGTTGCTTCTGATAGAAAAGGTGGAACAGAAGATACAATCAAGAAATTTCTCAAGAAGATTAATCTTACAGAAGCAGAAGCAATAGAGAGATCTAAACTTATTCTTTTATAAATTTTGGACTAATGTATATGAGATACTGGACCTATAGAACAGAAGATAATAAGTATGTAACTTATTCAGATGATGATATTGTTCGTGAGTATTTCACCGAATATAAAAATAAAATGACTTCTTTAGGATATGATCCTAAAGATTTACTTATTTGGGATTGTGTTGATCATTGGGTGTGGAAGTATAATGCGTGGACAGATACGGATTATGATACAATTGACATTATTTAAATAATATAGTATTATGAATAGAAGAAATCTTTTAAAGTTGTTATTCGGTGGAAATGTTGCTCCAACAATTACGGTATTACCAGAAGGTAAAATCTATCGTAGTCTTCGCACAGATGAATTATATCCCATTCCTATAAATGGAAAGATGGGAGTAGGAACGATAACACCAAATACACAATTAAGGATCAGTAAAAATGATTAAATTATGGTTAGATGATGTTCGTCCTTGTCCTTTTATCGGGGATTGGAAGATTGCCAAGAATTACGATGAGGCGATTAAGATTTTATCAGAGAATGAAATACAAGAGGCTTGGTTAGATCACGATCTTGCTGAGGATCATTACACAATGAATAATAATCCTGATTGGGTTTCACCAAATAAAACTGGTTATGATGTTGTTCTCTGGATGAGAGAGAACAATAAGTGGCCGACAGAAGTTTGTATGGTCCATTCTTTAAATCCCATCGGATCTAAGAGGATGTGTGAAGTTATCGCACAACATTATAACACTAAATATCCAGAGACGCATTATATCTCTTACTTAAATATTTTAAATCACTTGAAAGGAAAAATATGAAATATATTTTATCAATTCTTTTACTATCAATCGTTTCTTTTGGACAAATTCCAAATTTTCCAACAGTTTCGCCTTCCGTAGTAAATGTTACATTCGACTTAGCAAAAGACACAATTGTGTCTGCTCCAGAAGTATTCATTTCATCAAATAATTCTACATTTGCTTATAATGTAGTAGTCCCGAATAATAATCCCGCAATTTTAGTCTGGCCTGTTCAGGGATTTATTCCTCCAGGTACTACTACAGCTGTACGAATCTCAGTTATTGCTTCAAATCTAACTGTGGGGAATTATAATATTCCTGTGACATTTGTACAAAATTCACCATCTACCTCAGTTTCAGTTGGTCTTAATTTAACTGTTATTGATTCTAGAACATTTACTACATCTCTAGATCCTACTGTCTCACATATTGCTTCTGGTGGTGGATGGAAGACAACTGTTAAGCTAACGAATACATCACCGAATGTTTCCTTGGTTACTTTGAAATTTTATGACCCGCAGGGTGTAAATGTACCATTTGCAGTTAATGGTTCGTATACATCTGAATATTCAGTTGCAATTCCTGGATATGGTTCTTCTGATGTAATTTTACTAGATCCAACAACACTTAAAACAGGTTCTCTTGATATTAAGACTGTATACGGATCAGGTGTTGTGGCGCAAGCAACTTATGCAAATTCTCTTTTCGAAGGTACGATTCCAGCTTCTATTCCCAATAGAGATTCGTTTTCGTTATCATTTGATAATATTGATCGCACTTCAACTGGAATTGCATTAGTGAATTATCTTAATTATGCACAAGATGTAAATTTTGTATTCTATGATACCATGGGAACACAATTACATACGGGTGTAGTTAGTTTACCAGCAAAAGGTCAAACTGCAATCACCTTAGATACAACTTTCCCGATTACGAAAGGTAAGAGTGGCACTTTGAAAGTTAATACTCAACGTCCTGGATTAACTGGATTCGGATTGAAATTTAACTTAGAT